GTAGGCAAATGGTAGGCAAGGCAACCAATACAAGAACAAAGAAGCCTGTCAATCCTTGATTTTACGTGATAGTTCCACGACGGTTTCAACATGCACCGTAAGTCGATGTCAAAAAACCATGTGTGCTACACAATATTATAGCGTAACTTATTATCTTTTAAAATAAGAGATTTTCAAGAAATAGAAAAACCAGAAGTACTATAGCGTAACCAAGCGTGTTATAGAAAAACTTGTGCAAGGTAGGCAAATCGTAGTCACTGCCTACCAAATGAGGCGGGCCCGGTATTCCGGAACCCGCCTGCATCATGATTTTTTCTTGTTCATAATCTGTTCACATTTGTTTGATATATTCCATGTTTGGAATCATGTGTCTATCTTTTCTTTAACCCCATTGTCAACCGGCACATGTTTTCTCATAAACGAGGCCGGCAGAAAACTGTCAGCCTCTCCTCTTTTTCAGAACATGCGCACCCGAACATTTGGTATCTGCCTCCATCACTCTCCGCCTTCCGCCTCCCCTATCCTGATGGCTAAATCCAAAACAGTAGCGGCTGTCTCGTCACTGATGAAATGAATATGATTCATCATAATATCATTTATAAGCAATCTCATTTCACAAAACATGTCCTCTGCCGCCTTGGCAGACTGATATTGTACATAAGCTCCTTCAATCATAACTTTATACCTCCCCACCGTTTATATATATATATAAACGCTTTTTTCGGTATTTTTCTCCATACATTTTTTACTTGTGACAAATTCAGTAAGCATGTGGCTGTGAACAACAGTTCAATTTTCAATTAACATTGAGGTGTTTTTCGTTACTAATAACAAAAGACGCCATTATGGCGCCTTAAAATTTTTCCAGTTAACAATTAAACCTGCTACTTTTTTGTCACAGAAATCACAGTTCCAGTGAATGCTTCTGTTTCTTCCAGTTTTCCTGTATAAACAACAGAAACCGTATCTCCTTCTTTGACAGAAGATAATCCTTCTGGTTTTTCTCCTTCAAAGCTAAGAACATAATCCACTCCATCCCCATCGGTGATAACAAACATAAAATCCTTAATGTCACTGATAGTACCTGTAAGAGTGGATTCTTCTTCAGCCATTCTATTTTCACCGCTTTTAGTGGAAGACACATCAAGCGTACTTTCCGCTATCGAAGTGCTAACTATCTGTGTAGGCGCTGCGGAAGATACTTCACCTTTCTGCGCGGAACATCCCGCAACCAACATCAAAGTTACACAAGTAGCTACAAATACATTTCTTTTCTTCATTATCAAATCCTCCTTTTTATAATTTCATAATATTAGACGTATTGTATTTCAAAAAAGTTGCAGATTTTAAAAATTTTTTTAAGTTATCTTTTTAGTTTTCCTATTCATACTTTGTCTATATTTAGTCGATATAATATTTTCGTAGATGTCACCATCTATGCCCCCGAATATTTTGTACATGGATGGGTCTGGTCCTATGGACTAGACCCATCTCCTCTGTTATCCCCATCCTTATCTGGCATCAGTGTCACCACTCGAACACATACCGACGATTTACCATGTCGTATTCTTCTGCAATCCGGAGCGCTCCCCTGGCATCCGTAATCATGCACTTGCCCTCATTACTGCCTATTACTGGGCAGAGTAAAAATGCCTCGCCGGCGGGGTCCACCTGGTAGCCGGTCAGCATATAACCCTCGCTGTCAAATAAGTACCATCCCCATGTCCTCCGCTCCATCTCCTGGAGCCAGTACCAGCCGTTAGCCGCATAGTTGCCGTCTGCAAACTGGTACCACCAGCGCTGCCCGTCTGCGGCCGGCTGAAAGCCCTGGGTGTATGTCACTGGGACCGGGGTATAATCAATATCCCTCAGTTTAAGCACCTTCTGCCAGGGCGTGGCCGCTACTCTGGACTTGATAGTCCCGTAGTTGATGCCCTTGGCCTCAATACACCAACCATCACCTATGTACACCCCGATATGGCCCGGCTTCCAGAGCGCCCAACCGACCATGGACTCGTCCAGATGGTCGATACCCACGCGCTCCACGGCTGTGTCGTGGTAGTTGTAGCTGCCGCGGATGCGCCCAGTGTACCAGCTGATGAGGCCGGAACAGTCCGTGCAGCGCTGGCCTATGTACTTGGCTGCCTTAGCTTTGTAGGTGGATGTGTATGTGCCTGGGTTCTCTCGGGCGAGGCGGTCCAGTATGGCCTGGGTAAGGACCTCGCCCTTGGCGCCGTAGACGTAAGGGGTGCCCAGCTTGTCCTGGCAATGCTGAATTAATCCTGCTGATGTGTTACTCATAGTGTTTTCCTCCATTCAAAAAAAAAATAAGGCCCAGGGGGCATCCCTGAGCCATGAAAAGTTGTGACGTCACAAGTTGCGATATCGCAACGTCCAATTAACCTTCTATCATCTGTTTAAACGCCTGATGCAGGCCTGTACTTGCAAGACCGCTAAAGGCTCCGGCCAGAATGATATCCGGGCTTACACTTCCCGCAATCCAGATGTTAAGTGCCGCTCCCAAGATGGCCACCATGGTAGGGATGTATTTGTTGTCCAGGTCTTTCACCCACTTTTTTGCTATGTAACCTGTAATCAAGCAAATGCCTACAATGACCGCCACCGCATAATTGCTAAAAAATGATAAATCCATATTCTATTCCTCTCTTTCTTTTTCCAGGTCGCCAATCCTATGGTTGGCAACCTTAATCTGTTCCTGTATGACCGCCTGAGTCTCCTCCAGCTTGTATGTGCGTTCAATCACAGTGTTGTGCTTATCCACCTTCTTTTCTAGCTGCTCAATCCGGTAATTGGTCAGCTTGGCAGATGTTACCACACCTACAAAAGCTCCCGCAGCGCTCCCAAGCAGGCCGATGAGCGCCACCATGATATCCGTGGGTATCTGCATATCATATACCTCACCTTTCCTATTCTTCTAAGGCTTCCAACAGCTCTGCCTTTTCCTCTTCTGTCAGGTTCTTGTAACCTTCCAAGATGTCTGCCGGTTCCTCTCCTTGACTTTTCCGAATCCGCAGGGCCCGGATAATGATGTTGCGCTGTATATTGGATAGCATTACATTGCACCTCCTATCATGTCTGCCATTGCTACTGTTAACTGTGCATTATCTGCCTTTAACTGCTGAATCTCTTCTTTGTCAGTCGGTAGTCTATTGATTGGTGTTGTCCCATCGGCCTTGTAAAATACGCCGTTTATGTACTTATCTCCTATCTCACAGGGATATTGCAGGCAATCAACCGCAAAGGCATCGTCACCATATACGCACCGTGTTACTCGGTTGATTCCTTCATATTGTCCTACCACCACATTCTGTACTGTTTCGTCGGATATCATTGCGAATACTTCGTGTGCTGCCATATTAATCCTCCTACTTTAATCTGATTAAAATAACTCCTGAGCCGCCAGTGCCGCCATACATTTCATTTCCGTAGGAAGCGCCACCACCTCCGCCGCCTCCGCCGCCAGTGTTAGCACCACCAGGATTGCCCCAATTCGTTTCACCACCTCCGCCGCCTCCGCCGCCAGCACCACCGGGGCCTGGAACACTCCTACTAACACCTCCGCCGCCTCCGCCGCCAGCATATAAAGTATTTCCGCCTTCGCCAAAAGCTCTTGTTGTGCGTCCCTGGCCTGGAGCATTTGACCAGCCGCCACCATCTGATTTACCGCCTTCACCAGCTCTTATGTACGGATTTGAGTCAAGGTCATTATAGCCACCAGCACCACCAGAGGAACCGCCTGATGCATTTGAGCCTGAACTAGCACCTTTGCCCCCATATCCACCGTCAGCATTACATAAAATAACACCATTTCTTGCTACTGATGTTGATCCTCCTCTGCCACCCGTATACTTATATCCAGCTTGTCCGCTACCGCCAGCACCTACTATACAATTTAATACTTGTCCAGCTGTTACACCAATATTATAAGCAGTGTTAGTATAACCAGAGCCAGCGCCACCTCCGCCTTGTTGATAGGCTTCTTTTGTAAATCGGTATCCAGTTCCACCTCCACCACCGCCGCCAACACAGAATATATCAGCTGAAGTAAATCCATCTGGAATTACGTAATCCTGCGTTCCGGCTATCGTAACCAACGAAGGTCCTACGGTCGTATATACAGCATTTTTAACTGACGATGGGTCATATACCGGACTGTATATCTCTCCAAAGTTTGTTGTGGCATACCCAAAGCATGTAAAATAATAAGTGGTATTTAAAGCTGGTAAATCCATAAATGCTTGTGACCAGCCTCCAGGAGTAACATTGTCTCCTGCTCCCGCATAAATTGCATCCCAAGCAGGCGCATTCCAAGCTGGATATCCGCCCGTACTGGCTTTTATTATTACTCCGCAATAAGGTTTTCCAGGAGCCGCATACGGATTCTGCCATTTTAAAAGTACTCGGCGTCCACTATATGCGGCTACGCTAAAAGACAGTATACTATTTACTGTCATGGTTCCGGTCTGAGGTTCGTCGCTATTAGCTCCATAAAATATTTCTCCGTTCAGTACGTGAGCGGAAATAGCGGTCAAACCATCTGTATCTGCTCCTCCACTGCCGTGTATAATTGCTTTCAATCTCTATTCCTCCTCTGCTGAGCAGCCCCTTAACCATACAGCAAATTCCGTGGCCGGTTTCTTGCTGTAGGAGGTTACCGTCAATATGCCATCTGTATTACACTCTGCATCATCAATCATGTTCAGGTATTTTCTTCGTATTTTTATTTTTTCTGCCTTCTGCGCCACCGTAAGTTCGCTGTCGCTCTTTATCATTCCCGCATACAGCTCAATCGCATCTGTTGTCTTAAGATGTTGCACTTTTATGTCTGCTGTGTATGGCGCAGCGGACTGCGTGAATGCAGGGATGGTAATTTGTTTGTCATTCCTCAGGGCATTCACTGCCCTATTCGTAGCGTTAATGTCATTCTGTCCAAAACTGTCGCCCTTTTGTGTATAGGTAGTGGCATCTGATATACCATAGGTGCCATCCTCGTTCTGGGTCAACCTCCATCGTCTGGAACCCTCATATATATCGTCCCTATAATCTGTTTTTAAACTCATTACTCAAATGCACCTCCATTAAGTGTGAAAGCCAGGCGTCTGATTCCTTCGGCCCTTCCTAATATGTTCCTGTATATCTTCAGGCAGGCGGATTCAATACGGTTCAGCTCTTGCCAGTCAATGAATGGGCCGTTGTCATGATAAAACTGCCTCTCTCCTACATTGAAGGGGAATGTCCCTACGCAGACGTGGTCTATATTGGCCTCAAAGCGGTTAATTTCATCGGCATAAAACCCATAATCCTGATAGGTCTTATCCTCTCCCATCTCCTCAAACTTAAAGTCCGGCCACAGAGTAAGCGCCTGGGTCCGTATCTCATTGATGTTGCCCTTGATGCGGTTGTAGTCACCGATATTAAAATAATCACTGGCCTGCCAGTCTGTTTTTGGCTGTTGCCACATAACTCATGTCCCTCCTTGCCTTGATGGTACCGCTAAGCCCACCATTAAATTTCAGGGTATGGTCCGTTACCCGTATCAGTAGGTCAGGCACATACTTATTTTCCAGGAATGCTATGTCGTTGGCATCAATCCGTGGCTCTCCCCGGTATGACAGGTCATATTCCCGGTCTGATTTCATGTAGTCCCCAATCCAATCCGCCAGGTTCGCGGCATGGACCGTGTCGGACACAAGCGGATTATTCCACGCCTCCAGGCTGCCGGTAGGATTTAGCTGTCTGCTTACCTTGGGCTGGGTAGTAACATATTCCCTGCCTGTAACGACCACCTCTGTCGGCCCTGTGATTCCTGTAAGCTCCACCGTTGCGTAATAGGCACTACTATCCACAATCTCACACCCATATTTCGGGATACTTGCAATACCAGTGAAATAGCCGATGAACTTATCACACCACTCTATATCCGGTTCATTCCCGATTCCCCAAGCTGCTGTCAAATCTACCAAAAGAATTGAATCTATATAAAGCCTTTTGTTTCCATAGGTATAAATCCTTAGGTCCCACTCTCCTGTTGCCTCAACCGTGTCAATGGCTGATTTGGTATGCCACACTCCATCTGGCGCAATAGTCTCTGGACGTAGATTAATATTAAATGATTCTCTATTGGCAATCGCCCTGACCAAATCGCATTCATCATTTCCCGAATACTCACCGGGCGATTCCTCCCGCATGAAATTCCCCCGCAAGTAATATTTATGTCCGGATATCATCTGTACAGTTTGTACTATGTGGACTGCGTTTCCATCTTCCGAGACAACGTATGTGCATTTTCTGGCTGCGTCATACTGTGCGTTGATCCATCCGGTCACGCCGGTATCAAAAGACCCGTTCTGAACCATATTGGTTGCCTCCACATAAACCGGGACGTATGTCTTTAAATCATAGGATGGATTAGAAAAATAAAACGTATATCGGTTGTCTAAAGCGGTTACACTTATGGTCTCCCTTGCCAGCTCCTTTGCATCCTCTGTACTGAGATTGTATATGGTGCGTACGACCTGCAGTTCCCTAACCTTGGTCAGTTGCGTGCCCTTTGGGGTCTTGGTCAACTCTACACCATATTCCAGGACATAATCAGTGCTGTCGCCGAAGATTATATTGTCCAGCACTACACGGTTATTGGGACATCCCTTGGAAAATTCCAGCACCAACCGGTCAAACTCTGGGAACTCATGGCTGACCACGTAAGTCTGTGTCAATCCAGGGACTGTATAATCTTCCATAGCCGCGTTATTGTAGTAGGCATGGAAGATAACTGTATCCGGCCAGTTGCGACCAAATTCCAGGGTTAGTCCAAAACACTTGTATGCCGCCTCCGTAGTTATTTCCACTGTGGGATTGTCCGTAAACAGCCCGTCTTCCTCGGCGACGGCCTCAGACACATAGCCCGTATTGAGATATGTGGCTCCATTGGTCGTCTGCCTGGGAAGGAAATACTGTGCGCCGGATGTGCCTGTGTAATCCTGACCAGGCAGGGCATACGCTTCCTTTTCCGCGTGGTCAAGTATGGCTGACGCATGGGAAAAGTATGTCTCGTTATCAGACGCCGCCTCCATATCCGGTACAAAACTGGACTTAAGGATTATCCTGCCGGTCCGGTCCTGGTACAGGATACATCTGCCGGCATTAGCAATCAGCTGCAGGGCTTCCTTATGCGCTACCACCGGCATCGGATTAACCACCAGAACGTCCTTAAGATATGGATCTATCCAGTAGTCCCGGTAATCCACCTGGGCATCCGCAAGGACATCCACAGCCATGTCATACAGGCTCATACCGTCCGGATGATACCGGCCACGGTAATATGTGCCGTCCATCCCCTCAAAACAGTCTGATGCCTGGAAGTCCATCTCCGTATCATCAGCTGACCATGATTTCAGTGCAAGTGACGTTCCCGGTATCCACTCAATCGTTCCATCATCCATGGCCTGGCCGTAAAGCGCCTCGATACTCTGACCAATTTCCAAGAAGTTCACTGTACTTTCTTCATTCTCCACATCATAGGCCCGGTCCTTATTATCCACCGTTACGGAAAAATCTATGGTTGTCAACTCCTCCGATATAGGACTGATATGTTCTTTTTTGGTTGCGGACAGTATTTTTTTGCTGTCAAAATAGATGCCTATGCCCATCGTTATTTGGTTAATGCGCAGTCTGCTCTGTCCATTGGCCATGACAGACGGCACAAAACGGAGGAAGGTTGCAGCCGGAAATATCTCCTCCGTTACATAATGCCCGCTGGCATTCCCGGTTATTTCTACGGTATTGCCATCTGATATGATACTGAAATCCACCGGATACGCCTTGCCAAATTCCACGGTCAGCCCTTTAATGTCGTATTGAACGGGAAACTGGATTTCAATTGCCCCCTGAAGGCCATCCGTCACGATTCCCTGGTTGAGCACCACGTCTGCTGCATCCCTGGGAAGGAAGTACATACTGCCATCCACCGTGGTATAATCCTGGTCACAGGTTGCATACAGCTCCTGTACCTTGTAGTTATCCATGGGCTTCACTAGGTCGGAATAATAAGTATACATATCCGGCTCAGGTATGTAGGCGGATGCCTGGGCCTGTTGGTTAATCAGGCCGATGGTGACACGCAGATGAGACAGTGGGTTCCTCCACTTCCTGCGCATCATGTCCTTATATTCATTACTTGCCGCCTGCACTACTCCATCACCCCGCAGTCTATCAGGTTCACCTTACAGTCTTTATACATGGTGGGCAGCCCATCCGGACCTATCTCGTCTATCTTGGCCGTCCGGTTCCCCGGATACATCCGCTCCGTCTTCCAGCAGTTGTTTTTCATGTCGGGAAACTTGACCGTCACCACAAACTCCTCAAACTCTTTAAGGATGCTACTCCAGGTCGCCGCATCCAGATAGGACCACTGCAGGCCGTCAATCTTATCCTGGTCACGGCCCACGCGCTGCCCTACGAATTCCCCCAGGGCATTCTTGCCCTGGTTCACGTTCGTAGCAATGGTTAAGCCAGGCCCCCGGTCATAGTTTGGATATTCATGTCCATTAATATAAATAGGCACTCCAGCCACCTCCTTACGTTGTGCGCAGCGTGTATCCGTTACGCTTATCCAGTTCCACAAGTTTCTTTTTGATTTCCCGGATATCTATGTTGACCGTTAAATCCATCTGTTCTATCAGGTCAATGATGCGCTGCAGCAGGTTTGCCATGATGGAAAGATACTGCTCACTCATGCCATTACTGCTTGTTTGGGACGCTAAAGCCACCGCCCGGTCCACCATTTCCTGCATCTTATCTTCAGGCGCCACAATCTCACCATAGTGCCGGTTATCACCAATCATGGCCAGCTGCGGGGTGTTGGCCCGGACGAAACCGCCTTGGGCCAACCGTGGAAGATGGATGTTCGGTATATTCGGGATAAAATCGGCGCCGATGCCCGGTATCTTATCCGCCACCTCATTTACGGCGTCTATCATGGCATTAATCGCATCAATAACCCTGTTGGCCATGTTCTCCACACCATCAATAATCATGTTGATAATGCCCTTTATATCTGCCCAGATACCGTCCCAGGTTTCTTTTGTCTTTTCCTTCACCGTGTCCCATGCGCCGGTAATCGCGTCTTTCATAGCCGTGAACTTCTCATCCACTGCCGTCTTGATTGTATCCCACAGGCCTGAAACGAATTCCTTAATGGATTCCCATATCTCGGATGTCTTACTCTTGACATTCTCCCAGGCCGTGCTGATGGATGTCTTAATGGCATTAAATAATGCATTGGCCAAGGACTTAAGCCAGTTCCAGATGGTATTCAGGAGTGCCTTAATTCCGTTCCAGATGGTGCTGGTTACCCCGGATATAGCAGTCCAGGCCAGGTTAACAACATTTTGAATGAATGTTACGGCGCCAGATACAAGCTCCTTCAATGCCTCCCAGATACCGGAGAATATCTCCTTGATTCCTTCCCAGGCAAGGCTCCAATCACCTGTGAACACGCCGACAATGAAGTCAATCACACCACCAAGCGCCGTGAGCAATCCCTCTATGATGCCGGAAACTGATTCCCAGAATCCGAAGAATGTGTCAATGGCATCCTGTAAACATGCAGCTATGACTGGTGCTACGTTGGTTATGAACCATTCAATGAATGGCTGTATGACTCCCGTCCACAATTTGGTGACCGCATCAGCTACTTTTCCACCAAACTCCAGGAACTTATCAATCAGCGGGCTCAGGTACTGGTCCTTAAATTCAACGAATCGGCCCGACAGGTTCTGCAATACTGGAAGGAAATATGTGTTGTAGACATCAAGCAACAGTGTTCCGATTTCCGTGAACCCTTGTTTGAAGGTTGCCAGCATTGGCGCCACATGTTCATCATATGTTGTGCCAATCTTTTCAAAAGTCTCCGCAACCAAATCTTTGATTGTAGAAAAGATAGGTTCAACCGCGCTGAATGTATCCTCCAGGGTTGTCCTGATATAATCCGCATTTTCTACGAATGGGGCTGTAATGGTGTCCAGCACATCTGTCGCAAATGTCCCAGCCAATTCCGTGGCTCCCATGAAGGCCTCGGAAAATATTCCGATAATATCTGCTGTAATCTGCTTCGCGCTGTTACTCCTGAGGGATGAAAATACCGTTGCAAGTGCTTTGGAAAAATTCCCGCTTATCTCCGCGATGCGTGAGCCAATATCAAACATGGACACAATATACTCAATGACACGGTCCTTATTCTGCTGTAGGAACAGGCTGATTCCACCCAGCAGGTTATCTGCTATGGATGCTCCTATACTGGCGGCAGAGCCAGCTATCTTACCCAGGTTAATAGCCAGGATATTAGCAAACCGGTTGGCAGCCTGCTCCACCTCTGGAGATGTAAATATCTCCGTCAGACTATCCTTGATGTTTTGGATAGATTCTTTCATGCTGTCCAGGACGCTGGTGTCGCCAAATCCAACCTTAAACCCTGCCATGAATAGGTTTTTGAGTTCCTTTGCCTTTTCAATCAGCCCGGCATACTTACTGTCCATCTCATCCACGGCCGATGTATCAAGTTCGCCCATGTCGAACTCATCCGCAGAGTACCCACCATCCGCACCGCCTCCGGAACCACCGCTACCGGAGTCTGTCTCCGGGTTGATGATATTGAGTTCATCAATGCCTGTGCTGACACTTTTCATGTCCTTGGCGGCCTTTTTAGCGGCACCTCCTGCCCCTCCGGCAGCTGCTCCGGCCTTGTCAGCGGCCTGTGCCACTGCCTCCATTCCTGCGGCGGCGGCAGATGCTCCTCCCGAGCCCTTCTTGCCTGTCACCATTTCGGTAAAAGCCTTAAAGGCATTGGCCAGGCTCATCAGTTTGCTGATGATACGGTTGATTACCTGTATGACCGGGGTCAGTACATTTATAAGGCCCTGACCGATTGTGGCTTTAAGGCTGTCAAATTGCAGTTTCAGAACACGTACCTGGTTTGCCCAGCCATCCGCTGTCCGGATGAAGTCCCCGGACGCAAGGGACAGCTGGTCCTGCACAAACTTATACCGCAGGGCCACCTTCTCAGCCTCAGACATCTTGGCCGTGACCTTACCATAGCCGTTCGCCAGGGCGTAACTGTCCAGGGCGCTCTGGGTCATGACGATGCCCAGGTCCTTAAGGGTCTCCGTCTCACCCGTAAATACAGATTTTAATTTGGTGTAGGCCTCGTCCTGGCTGATGTTGTAGAAGGATGCCACATCACCGGCCAGGCCAGTCAAGGTCGTGGACATCTCATAGGCTGCCTGTTCACCAAAGCCAAAAGCCTTGGCCATTGCCCCAAACGTTCCGGTAAACTTCTTGGCCATGGTCTCGGACAGGCCGAAGGAGGTTATAGCATTCTTAGCAAAGTCATCCACCTGTTTGGACATCCGTGGGAATGTGACATCCACCACATTCTGGACTTCCGCAAGGTCGGAACCCAATTCAATGCATTGTGCACCGAAGTCTATGATTTTTTTTACCGCAAATGCCGCCGCCAGGGCGGCACCTGCCTTTTTGGCCAGTCCCTGAATACCAGCCATCTGCTGCTTGAATTGATTCTGGTTGACCACAAGGTCAAGGCCAATCTGGCCTACGCTGTCAGCCACGGTACCACCTCCTATCCACACATGGCCGCGAACATCTTCTCCAGGTTGGCCATTTCCTTCTCGAAGGTTTTCTCATCCATTTCTTTCATTTCCCGGTTACGCCAGTCATCATATATCCGGCGCTGGTCCTTTGTATAATGCTTGATAATGTCCTTATCCGTTTCAGACCGGATGGCCACCACCCGTCCCAAGGCAGTCTCCGGGGACAGGCCGGCAATCAGCGCCTTGAACTCGTCCCAAGAGACTGACTCAAATTCCTTCGTTCGTATACGCAACCCGTACTGCGACAGGAAGCTGGAAACTATCAGGTCCCAGTCCTCGAACATGTCGTAGTACGGGTCACTGCTCTCCCGGGCTGTCTACCTCATCGGTAATCAGCTGTATGGATTCCATAATGACTGTAACCAAATCCTTAAATCCGATTTTCAGCTTTTCAATCTTCTTCTTGGACTCTTCGGGGAACATCAGGTTGTAGGCCTGCAGAACTTCATCCATTCCGGGGGCATCTGCCGACATCAGTCCCATGACCTTAAGCATGGTCGGGGCATCTGCATTGACCTCCAGCACCTCACCCTTAATGACAAGGGATGGATTTCCCTCAAAACTCAGCTTATCCGTGATATCTACTTTTCTCGCCATTGTCCAACCCTCCTTATACTGTTAACGATTGCGCTGGAGTGAAAGTTGGCTTACCATAACCCGTCACCTCAAACTCCAGACCGTCAATATTTGTCGTGTCACCACCTCCGGGCGTCGTCACATTAACGACTACGTCACAGGCCAGCTTTGCTCCACTGACCATGGTCCACTCAAACTTGGTCATCACGTCCTGTCCAAACTTCCACGCCAGGCCGGCAATATAATCATTCCCCGGGTCCCCAACCGACCGTTTTCCCTTGAAGCTGAACCCAAGTTTCTTACCGGTCATGGCAGCCTTGGCCCATCCGGCAGCATCCATGGAATACCACTCCTCAACGGTACCGTCTATGGATGGTGCAAAGTTCTCCAAATCGGCTGGCATCACCATCTGTTCATCTGTACTCTCAAGGCCCGCAGTGCCAAACTTAAACGCATTGTTATGCACGGGATACACTTTTCCCTTTGCTGCATCTGCCACCTCTTATACCTCACTTTCTCTGATATACAAAATCCAGCCATATCACATATTCGTAGACACCCTTATCATCCGTCCCCACGTCCACTGGTTCCGGGACCTGGAGGATGATGCAGTTGATGGGTGTATCCCCTATGGATAGGCTGGATACGTTTTTAAGTTTCTCATATAACTCATAGGCGGCCCGTTCTGATGCCTGCACATCCCTATCCCAATGGACCAGCAGTGATATACGCCGGACATCATAGCTGCTGTAATCATGGCCACCCAGCGCCATCACGGGAGGGCCGCTGCCCTGCCGGTGATACACGCCTATGGAATGGTCTTTCTTACTGTTCAGTTTCCCGATATAGACATTGCTGTCAGCTACAATCCCAAGGCCTCCTATGTATCCCCGGATGTCATCCAAGGTCAGCATCATACACCACCTACTTTCTTGTAAAACCGCTTAAATGCGTTCCTGGCAAAATCCTGGCTTACTCCACCAGGTAGCCACGGTTCGTACCATTCTCCGCCGGCAAACGGGTTCTCGTCCGTCTGGAAGTCATACTCTGGATGGTAATAGAGGCGGCGCGCATAAGGTGTACTTACTACCAGAGTTGCCTTCCCCTGTCTGGAATGGCTGTAATCCGCAAAGAAACTGTCCTCCTCTAGGCGTCCAGTATCAAATGGCATCACCTGCGCCTGCACCACCTCTGTGTGCAGGGCTTCCGCTGTCATTTCCAGGGCAGTCACTGCTGCCTGTGTCAGCTGCTTAATCCGCGGGAAGTTCATCTTTACAGTTGATTTAACCTGCATCAAACCACCTCCAGTTGGCAATAGTTCACTGTCCCGTCCGGATTCCTGGCCTTCATCCCCTGTTCAATCCTCCGCTCTTCCCCAAATATAGTAACGGTACCCCCGCTTAAGGTTGGGAAGTCTGGGGCAATGTCCCCAGGGAACATGGCTGTGCCGGTTATCTGCACCAGCTTCTTTTCTGTGGTCAGAATGGTCTTGGCCCGGTCCTGGAAGTTACATTTTAGGTCCAAGTCCACTACCTTCTCTGGATGGCCGCGGTTGTCTGTATCCTCTGATTCCAGATGGACGTGTATATCCGTCCTGCATAGCCGTTTTGGCACTAAACATGGGTATTTCATAGCCTCACCTCGCTAACCGGCAGCACAGACCCGTCTGGGACAGCAGAGCGTACACATCGCGCTTCATGGCTACACCCTTGTCTGTAAATACGTTCCAGCTGCTACCGAACTGTGCGGATACACCGTTGATGCTGTAGCCATGCAGGATGGTATTAATCTCGTCCGCGTTCTCATACTCAAAGTCCGCCTGCTGGCAGACCACTTCCTGTATGGTTTCCTGCTGGAAGGCCGTCAGATTAGAAAATCCCCGGCCTACAATCCGGTTGTAGGTCAGGGAATCAACGTGGCGGCTGGCCTGCTTAAGGGCCCTGTCCAGCTCATCCATGGGGATTACGGTCCCCTTGTATACATCACAGTAATATTCATATGTGACATAGGGTTCATAGGGCATATTACTCACCTGCCTTTTTACTCTCCGCTTTCTTTGCCGGTTCCTGCTTTGCGGCCCGGAGTGAAGCAAGTTCCTCCCTCAACGCTACATTTTCGGCATCCCTTTCAGCCGCCAGGTCCTGAAGGCGCTCAATCTCTTTCACTGCCTTCATGTGTTCATCATAAGGTATTGTCTTTCCGCGTCCATATGCGGTCACCTGGCCATCATCGCCCACAATATCAAAGCCAGCGTCCTGATAGGACTTCTGCTGGCTTTCATCAATGGTGTACTCTTTATTTCCCTTAACTGCTCTCATACTACCTCCTTACGCTCCGGCCGCTTCCACATTCATGGCACACCCATCAACCTTCTTTTCAAGAAGGAACAGGTCTCCGTAGCAACGGTTCTGATACAAATACCCATCTGCCGTCCTTGAATCTGTTCCTGGGGTAAACAGCTTGATATAGCTGTATTTATCCCGGCATACCACGCAAGAGGTATGAATCAGAATCCAGTTAATCTGCTTCGCATCAGAAGCAGCCACACATCCTGTAGTGAAGTCATACTTAGTCTTCATCCTGGCCGCAGGCACCATCTTAATGGTCACATCATCCAGGCTATGTACCTTACGATTGATTGTGGACGGGGACGTTACGGTCATGACCCTCTGAAGTCCTTCCGCCTCCTTCACAATCTTATTCATGGTTGGGGTGACATACAGCATTCTCCCTTCTTCCGGGACACCAGCCTCATCCATTCTCGCCATCTCCTCATCAAAAGCTTCCAGGAAGTTGGCTGCCGTGATGACATCAGTACTGATACGGCCAGAATAAGCGGTCAGTTCTGCATGAAGTTTGGAATAACGATAGGAATCTTTTTCCGGGATAGCCTGTTCGGTCTCAAAGGTGTTCTGTATGTTTGCTACGGATAAGGTCAGGTTTGTTTCGTCAATGTCCATGGGGTCAATCCAGAACTCAACATCCCTGTCGTGTTCCAGTTTCTTTGCCTCCCAGTCATTACTGAGCGTTCCTGAGTTAAAGCCTGGTGTCCGGGTATGGTCTTTGTATCCGGTCACTGCCATCCTCGGAAGCTTGATGGTCTGGGCGTTAATGAATTTCACCTGCTGATTGCTCTGTGTCAGTGCATCAGAGCACAACTCCTTTGCATATTTCTGCTGGAGCAGCTGTGTAAAGGTTGTTGCATAATCATATACTGCCATTTCTTAATCCTCTCTTTCATTAAAGTCCGAACGCCTTTTTAAGGGCGTCATCCGTTGTCTGGGTCTGTTGCTGCCCGCTGGCTGCGCCCACCTGGATGAATCCGCTGGATCCTGGTGTCTGGGGTTTCAGTGCCGGCACGTCCTCCAGCACCTTGTTCAGGGCTGCCTTAAGTGCCTCATCATTGATTTTCCCATCCTGTCCCATGACCTGACCTAAATCAGCCATCTTGAGGACATAAGGGATTGTCTTGGCGTCAATTCCCAGGGATACTGCGGCCATGGTTGCCGCGGCCTGCATCTGTGCCTGTTGGGCGAGGGCCTGGGCTTGGGTGGCCTGCTGCTGTAACGCAGCCACATCTGGTTGCGATGCCGCCTTCTGCTGCTTGAATGCAGCAATCGCCTGCTCTACTTCTTCCTGGCTGAGTCCCTGCTGCTTGAAGTAGGCTTTCAGGGCCGTGTCCTCCTTAGCTGCGAGGGTTCCCTCCAGCATCTGCTGGATTTTGGCATAATCAATTATTGGGGATGCCGCCTGCTGGCTGGCCTGGGCTCCCTGCTGCTGGGTCTGTGCCCCTCCCACTCCCTCGCCGCCTGCCCCGCCTGCGGGCTCTGCAAATAACTGTAAGTTCATTGGTAACATGTCTCTCATCGTCAATACCTCCATTTTAAGGGTGTCACCCTGTGATTTTCGTTTCATCCATTGTCATCAGTGTCACTGGCCATGCAGCAGTTTAAAGCCATGCTCGTGTTTGGGCGTAAAAATAGCACCCAGGATAATCCTGCGTGCTTACTCCTCAATCTTATCAGTCAACAAACATCCAGTCCTCCGCCAGCATATCTGCCTGACTTGCCAGCCATCCCATCTGTACGCCGCTCGTGCCAACAAACGCTATGGCTTTATTTCCGATGGCATCATGCGTGCAGTTTACAATCTCGCCATCTGCATTTTTATAGCTGATACTGGTTGCCAGTTCGATATACTGGTTTTTCCCATTCCATCCCTGTCTTTTAACTTTTAATCCGCGTTTCATGTATTTAACGGCATCGCCGAAACCAAAGGTGGCAGTTCCACCCAAGATGGGTGTGTTTTCCCCATTGGCGACATCCCATTCATCCGACAGCACATTCTGCAATGTATATTCCACTCTTTGTGTTTCGCGAATATCAAGCCGCTGATTATCCTTTGTGTACATGACGACGGTTTCCTTCTTCGGGTCCCAGCACCAATACCCTCCCCAGGACGGGAGTTTCATTGGGATACCTTTTTTCATCTGATTCAGTGCGTCCAAAAAATTCATATGTTTCCCTCTCTTTCCGTTGCGATATCGCAACAAATAAAATACCACCGGCCATTAATGACTGGTGGTTATAATCCCGGTATTGTATCCTTTATTCCTTTTGCAAGGTTTGCTGCTTTCTTCATCAAAGTATTTTCTTCCAGATATTCAAGGCCCTTCAACGTAATCTCAGGCCTTGTCAACGCCACCCTGGGGTATCCGCAGTCAAAGGCATTCCATGTCTGCCCACCTGTAATATACCCTTCATTCAACAGCATGGCCATTATACGGCTCCATTTCGGTACAGACAGTTCGAGTCTTTCAGCAGATAGGATTTCCCTATCTATTTCCTCGCAGTCCATTGATTTCTGAAGGATGCGGAGTATCTTATAAATCAACCGGAAATCATCCATACATACCCTCCTTTATGGTTACTGGGATTTTTCATGCTCCTCGACAATTTTCCTTAACTGCTCTTTCCATTCCTCCAGGGTGTATTTTCCACCAAGGCAGAAAGAAATATCCTTAAGCTGTCCGGTAATTGCGTATACCTTCCGTCTTAATGCCTGAAGTTCCTCATCGTTCCGCATCCGGTTCTTGAATTCTTCCTTCATCATTGCTTTATTCACCTACAACTTTCAAAAATGCAAGATATAATTCACCCAACTCCTCTTTGAGGAATTTAACCGTTACATCATCCCCTTGGTAAAGGGCAGTGAACACGTTTGCAAACACTTCCAACTCTGAATACCCTGGGATACCAATATATTGTGATTCATGATAGGCATCGCCCACTATCACATTATCTGTCAGGCACCCCAGTATATCGCTGATGAGGTTATTATACTCCAGTTCTCCTCCAGGAGCAAATAATTTATTATATCTATCCGCATCTTTCAGCAACCTTTTCTCTGATTCTAAAATAGCATCCGTAAACTGTACATTCATTGGGCTTCCAAACTCGTTGTGGTCAATCCGGTGCGCCAATTCATGTATCATGACCTCTCTATAGTCATAATATTCATACAACGGATGGGCTGGGTTAACTACAATTGTGTCTGTATCCGGGTCATACGCATACGCATGTTCAGCCGTCTCCTTAAGCACAACAAATTCATCCTCCGTGTATTTATCGACTAAATCTATCATTTTCTCAGGTGTATCATCCCGATACACCTTTATCTCATCTGAAACCGTGTATCTCTCCCCTGCCTCCCCCTCCCATTTCTCGGATTTCTGTTTATACTGCTTCTGATTTTCTGGTGACAAAGAATATTCCGCCAGCCGCCCATATTTCTCTACCTGCCTTGAAGCATACTTCCGTTCAGCCTCCTGCTGATTGGCCTGGCCGATGTCTTCCAGTTCCTTTTCACTCCAGATATCGTCCGCCGTGGAAATGCCGGGGAAGTACGTTGTGTGGCTGTCCTTGCATCTGGGATGATACAGGCCGGCCGCAACGGCCTTGCTCATGAGGGGATACGGACCATCGGATTTCTTTCCGCCGGACCAGACGTCGTCAATCAGGACCTTACCGACAAATGGCAGGCACTTCGGACACGGGTTCCCGCGCTTGCTGACAATCACGGTAGTAATCCCCCATTCTTGACGCTTCTCTCCTTCTCCTTGCAGATACGCCCGCTTGGATGCCGTCCGGATGGCCATGTCGGCATAATCTGCCAGGGTATGACGGGCACCATTGGCATACTCTACACAGTTAAGGCCCCGTGAGAGCATGTCCCTGGTAGCCATGTCCACTGCCTTCTCGTAGGTTCCTGCACCGGTATTGGCATAAACCTGGGCATTGAAGATTGCCTTACGATAATCATCATTAGCTTTACGCAGGACAGCCGTCTCCGCCGCTTCCATGTCGTGGGTAGTGGCCTCGATCAATGCTTCCAGCTTCCGTTCATTCAGTTTAAAAAACTCGGCGGTGGCACCTTTGCTGATTTTCCTGGCTGGAAATCCTTTGCGAATGGCGTTCAGTATCTGGATTTCCTGCTGCATGTTACCTTTTTGCCTGGATATCCGTATCAGCTCACCTATTTCCTTGTTGAGATTCTGAAACTGCTTTCCATACCGTTTTCGGTTATCCCTCTTATACTTTTCCAGGGCCTTAAGCTGCTCTGCCTGCCACATGGACCACTCAATACCCTCTTTGGTTTCCTCGGCCCGATGTCGGTCCATATTGCGTATCATAGACTTGATAAGTTCATCCTCTATGGCTTTGAAGGCGGCGCCGATATCGTACTCATTATGTTGCACTCATCAGCGCCCCTTCCGCTCCAGGCGTGCCTCCTTCTGACAAATACACTCCCTTATTTGCATACACATTGAATCCCTGCGCCTTGAATTGCCGTGTCAACGCCTTGAGCTGGGTCACGCTGCTGCATTTATCGCAACGCAGTTCCGCGTACCCCTGCTTCTCAATTGCGTAGATACCCAGTGGTACCTGTTCCTTTGCCACCTGCAGCAGTCCCTGGTACTCCTTCTGGCTCATCTGATACAGACGGTTCATTACCTTGACCTTCATCTGGCTTTCCTCCCTTCATGTTAAGTTGAAAACTGCCAGCAGCCGTATTGATTCCGGGTTCTTCCACTTTCGCAATGCCCTGCTCTGCCTTCAATCGCGCTATCTCCTCTTGTTTCCATGCATCGTCCTTGCTATCACCATACAATTCCTCCACCTGAGCCTCGATGCTCATCATTGGAACGCCGGGACGGGCCTTGGCCAGGGTCTCCACCTGGCTCTCAAAGGATGGGTTTGCATACTCACCGAAGGGGATATCCACTTTGACCTCCTCCACCCCCTTACCATGAAGGATATTGCAAGCGTTGATTGCCGCGCTGACCAGCTCCGGAAGAGTCTCCTGCAGAGCCTCCACAATAGCATTCCGGGTGTACAGGGTAGCTTTTTCCTTTTCGCGCTGCGCTTCGGCGTTGTCCAGCTTCTTGACATCAATCCCCAGAGTGGATGGGCTGATAACGCCCTGCAGGCACAGGTCCAAAGCTGTACAATAGGACGCCAGATAACTATCGTGGGGGATAGTTGGCTGCACCACATTGACCTTGTTATCTGCATTCTCTGACATATCATTATCAGAAGCAAAATATCGGTCGTCAAATGGGTTCGGCCGGATGACCTTCCCTGTCTCCGGGTCGTGTGGCACCAGGCAGTCCGGTATGTACGTCTTGGCCCGACCAGCACGCAGCGCATCCATCCACTGGGACCAGGCCTCGTCAAAGGCATCAAAACTGTCCAGCTTACCGTCAAAGATGCTGCCACCGCGTCCCTCGTATTTGGTGGATTCATAGACTTGCAAGGGTACGGCCAGCATGACTGTATCATCAAACTTCGTATCTTTTATTCCCTTTGTGGCATCGATGGCATTAAGGGGCACCGACGTGTCACCCTTATACAACTCGTTACGTATATAGCCGTATCCATAATGCTCATACAGGACATACTGCTGATACCCGGATTTGTAGGGGGTCTTGAAAACAACTTCCTTCACCCGGTCCCGGTTTCGGACAATCTCAACCCGCTCCCCTGGATACCACTCCAGGATTGGATACTCACTGACGGTCGTGTCAACCGTGACCTTGAAGGCGCCGTCCCCGATGTACAGGACCTCCTTCAAGGCCTTCTCCAGCTTACGAGTGAACTTATTATCCTTTGCAATGTCCTCCCACAGCTGCCGCTGCTGGTCGTTACCTGCAAAATCAAAATCATTCATGTCATCCAGGACAATGCCTGACAGGATACGGATAATCAGCCCGGGCAGGCCGGTATGTATCTTGCGCATCTCCATACCCGGTGTACACCTGCTGGCCCAGAACTTGTATCTGTCAGCGTACTCTGGAGCCTGCTGATACATCTGCTCCAGCTCGTTACCATCACCACGGTACCAGATGCGATTTCGGATGGCATTGGTCTCGAAGTCCAGGACCTCGTTAATCTGGATGCAGTTCCCGCTGGCCGGTACCACATTCAGCCAGCTGCGGATGCCCCGCTTGATAGTCTCACTCATGTTGTTCAGCCACCTCATTTCTTCTCAGCCTCCTCGAATCCAATCAGGTTCCGGTATGGTATCCAGGCATACTGATTGGCATTAATGGTATGGTCGTTCCTGTCCTCCGGCTTGTCCTTCTCGTCATCCCAGGAGTACCGGTCCAACTCGGACAGATGCTCCGCACAGGTATCTACTACTAGGTAACACCCCTGCTGTATCCAGCCCAGCTGCAGGTTGATACGGTCGATGATTCCCAGCTGCTTGTACGCATCCCAGAAGTTATACAGACAGCCCTTAAGCCGCTTGTATTTGCGTAGCTCCGTGATGGTCGCCTGGTCCGCATTGTCTATATACACATCCTTGGCAAACCCCCAGTCCTTGCGGCACTGCTCCAGAAAGGCCACGAACTTGACTGCTGTGTCACTGGGGGCCAGTGGGACATCCAGTTTGGCGTTGTTGTAGACCTTCTCAGCCAGGGTAACAAGCTTTCTGTCCTCCGTGATGCCCTGGAATATCATAGCTATGGTATCTGGGGACTTAGAGGAGTAGGATGTGTCCAGGGCGGCAGTGAACTTTTTGAATTTCAGTGCCTTGGCCTGCTTGACTGTGATGACATGCTTAGACCGCTCGAAGTTGCTGAAGATCAGGCCGGTTGCCTTGCCTCTCAAGCCCTGGATCTTGTTTTTCCAGATCTTTGTGCCCTTCGGCGTGTTGGTCATGATCTGGTCCAACTTCTCCTTGGACAGGCCCAGATTATGGGCAAAAGAAAAGAACCAATGCACCCAACCGGGTTTTGGTTCCTCCTGTAATTCATCCATTATCTCTTTTGGTGTTTCATCTTCCCACTCAGGCAGTGGCCTGGAACAGTTGATATACTCCTTATACACATCCAGGCCCGGGTCATCCGGGTTGAGCGTGGCCATCAGGTAATCGCTTCTCATGGCGGCCTCACGCACAAACTCTATGTCGGCCGTGTTAATCTCATCAATGTACAGGCATCCGTACTGGCCGCCCAGGGCATCCTTCCACTTGCGCTTGTTGCCGTAGCCGACAACAAAGATTATCTTATCGCCGCCGGATGTGTGGAATAGGATGTGAGGCATGTTATATCCACCGCCGCCGTTGCCTTTGTACTCCACCAGCACGCCGAAGTCATCCAGGATGCCCAGGTCCTTCTGGATGATGTTCTTCTCGGCGGCGCCGGTGTCATCCGCAGCCAGGATGTGCAGCTTTTTGGGCGATTCCGCTACCTTTAGCATGAATTTGAATAACCCCACCGTGGTCTTGCCGGCCGCCGTGGTACCCTCCAGGAACTCCACCGGGGCATCACAGCGCAGGAACGCCTTGTACTTATCCGACAGCAGTAATCTACCCGCGCTCATTACCCACCACCACGCATCTGCTGGAGCAGGTCGTCAAGCTTGGTCTTTTCGGTATCCAAGCCGCCGGACAGCTCCACCTTATCCTTAAACATCCCCAGATGGCGCCCCAGGAGCTCCAGGGCTCTTACCCTGTCATAGGTTTCCACGTTTATCCCAAACTTAGTTTCTTTGATTGCGGAGATAGCCGCCCGCTTCTCCTCTGGCAGTTCTTCAGTCGGGATTATTCGAACCACATCCCTTGTCTGCATCTGACCGGTATCTGGATCCACCACATAAGAGTTGTTCCGGATAACCGGCTCCCGCACAACATGTGCAAAATCGGTGCCGTTTGCACTGGCAATCTTCCGCAGCTCCTCCAGCACCCAATCTTGGGTAATCTCAGTACGCTTTTCCCGGTCCTTCATGCGCTCCTGGATATATTCCGCAACCTTAGTATTTCTTAGCAGCTTACTACCGTTGACCGCCGCAGCCTCATCCTTCTTGCAGCTCGGATACGCAACCTTGTAAGCCCTGGTGGCATTCAGGCCAATCAAGTATTCCTCACAAAATCGCTTCTGTTTCTTCGTCAATCAGGCTCACCTTCTTTCTGCGCAGGAAAAAGCCTCCACATCTCGGCGGAGGCCCTTAAGGGGAAAATCAATGTCAAATGTATCTGTCCGAATAGCGGGGGCAGGATTTGAACCTGCGACCTCCGGGTTATGGGCCCGGCGAGCTGCCAGACTGCTCTACCCCGCATCAATACCGGCTCGTCACCGGTATGTTCCAACTCACACCGCGGTTGGCTTACGGATACCTTGCACCAGTATGGTATCAACTGGGAGCTGCTCTCTATCCGATTTGCGAAGCTATGAAGAGACAGGAGAACGTCAGCTTCTAATTAGCCACCAGGGTATGGCACCTGGCGGCCGTTAATCAATGTGGGAGGAGGAAACGGCTCTTACACCACTTCCAGCCTATACTATAACATTTTGAAAACGAACAGTGCGAACAAAACGAACAAACATTACTTTTCTTCCATAAATCGCTGAAATTCCATTCTCACGCTGTCCGCTGTGGCCTTTCTTCCCAATTTAATCGCAACTTCACTCCAGGACATCTTCTGAAATATCGCATATCTAATAATCCGCTGCATCCTCTGAGGTATTGCATTCATCCAAGTCTCCACCCGAACCTTGATTCTTTCCGCATCCGCTTTTCGCTCCTCTAACAGATGCTCATAGGTCTCCAGTGCTCCTGGCTCGCTCACAACCGAATAGGCCATCCCCTGAATCTTAAAGCTCTGGGCCGTATAAGGGAACTCTTTCATGGACCCATGAACTCTGTCCTGTAAAATAGTCTTACGCTGCCGCTTAACCCTCCGTATATCTTCCTCAGTTTCCTTTATCAGCTCGCAGGCGTCTATGTATTGGCTCAAAATATCCTTGTCCATCGGCATATCCTTGTCCATCGGAATCACCTCCCCGTCAGTATTCCCACCAGAGTACAGTAAAAGATAACTGCACAGACATCTTTCTTTCGACAATAGTACCATGCCATCAGAAGATTCCCCAACAATACAGTGGTTCTAATTATTTCAAATATTATTGGCTCCACCTCCAAACTCTCTTTTATACCACATCCGCAGCCTTGCCAGCTGTACCCTCACGGGCGGCTCCCGCAGCTCCGGAACCGGGCACAGGCTGGTGTACATGTAGGCCGGCGCCGTCCGTATGCGCTCCTTGATTGCCTCGTCCGTTTGGGCGGCCAGAGCCTTGCTGTGGTCGATGCGGCTGACCTTGGACTGCTTACTGCCTCTCTTTATCATAGACATCCTCCACCCATTCCAGTGGTTCTCCACAATCTTGACAATAGTCTTGCCCCATCTCAACCTCGCCGGCACAGTTAGGACACTCATACATAATGCCATGTTCCATTTCAAGCTTTATTTTAGCCATCCTTCTTGTCCTTTCAAAATCACACAAATGTCAGTTTTGATTTGTAACAATATTTATCATTAAACAACATTGTCATTGAACTACTTTTTTCATATAATATTGTAAAGAATGCCTTGGAGACTAAAGTGCTTAACCATCAATATACTAACTCACCTTCCTATTTCTCAGGAGATTCCTACCCAAGATTCCAATCAAATGTGGCGACTGATTACGGACCAAATCCATTTACTATTAATATTAACAATGCTGCTATGAATAATGACACATTTCGCACTGCCTTATGGACAGGTAACAACCTGCAACTTACTCTGATGAGCATACCTACTGGTGAAGAAATAGGCGTAGAGATGCATCCAAACGATGATCAATTTTTGCATATTGAATCTGGTCACGGGGTTGTCCAAATGGGTAGGCAAATGGATAATTTAAATTTTCAACAACCAATCTTTGTAGACAGTGTCATATTCGTTCCTGCCGGAATATGGCACAATATAATAAATACTGGCGATATTCCATTAAAATTATATTCGATTTATGCACCGCCTCATCATCCCTGGGGCACTGTTCACCAAACTAAGGCTATCGCTGAAGCAAATACAAATCATTATTGATTACAACCTCGTCAGTTCTCCAATAGGGACTGGCGAGTCTTTAATATACCACAAATCTATAAAATCCTAATTCTAGTTACAACCTTTTTTCACCTTCTGAATCTCTTTCAGTTTCTCAATCAATAATCCCCGGTTCGTCTCACAATCCCGGAATAACTTCCCATCCCGCAGCAGATAGTACTCATGCCGGCCGTAACCATCATGATATTGGGCCTCATAGCTTCCTGACGCATATCCATCGAATATCCTTGCGTGATACACCTTGACCACCATGCTGGTGCCGTCCTCCAGGTCATACCGATAGTACCGTTCCCCGGTCTGTTTCGTCTCAATCCATAACGGCCACGTCTCATATGCATCCACGAAGGCAGCCCGTTGGTCATTGTTCTTTAGCACTGGCAGTTCCGGCTGCTCTGGCCTCGGCGGCGGATTCACGATGTCATCCAAATCGCATACATAGCTGGCCAGGGCACAAACCTTTAGTTTCAGCCGGCGGATATAGATGTCATTTTCGTCTACCCCACATTCCAGTCCTGCCTTAAGCAGGTTTTTCGCACGTTCCAGCTCATCCTGGGCAATCTGCAGCTCGGTCATGGGTTCCTCCGGGGCCCGGATGTCATCCTCCGTTTCTGAAATCTCCGTGAATTCACCATCAATCACGGTATCCTGGGATTCCGGCATGCCAGGAACATCGTCTTCATGTTCTGATGCCTCATCCTCAGCGCTTCCCAAGAGGCTGAGTAATTCCTTTACGTACTTGCTCCAGGTCAAGCTCAGAAATGTCTCGCACATATTATCCTGGAAATGAATCCGTTCCGGGCCGCATTGATAAAAGCCGTACTCCGTTGACCCGCTGTCATGGGGTTCTCCGTAATTGATTATCAGCTCCTGCCTCAGCAGTTTCACGTTCCCGTCATTGACGGCCTGCGCACACGGCTTGGACATGTGATGCTGATAGAAGTCCAGAACACATTCCTCCTGGGAAGGGATGGCTGTTTTCCCCTGTTGCACATCTGCGGCTTCCAGTAGCGGACAATCCGGCTCTGCCTTTGGGGTTTCCAGATGCTCCGGGCGCCGCTGCGAACTATAACATTCCAACTCACAGTCACCGCGCCTGACGCATTCCCAGCAGCACACCCGGCTGCAGTCCTCCCCGGTTCCCGGGATGAGCTTATGGGCCTCCTCCAGGGTGCAGTCAAATTCCGGCCGGTGGATGCACTTCCCGGACTTCTCTGGATGAGCCTGTTCTGACTTTGGTAGTTCCGGCTCAGGCTCCGGTTCAACTTGTGGCGTCACAAGTTCCGGCTCCGTCTTTACTCTGTGTCGGAATTGGTATTCTTCCTCCAGACGGGTATTTTCTACGTCGAATACGGTCCGTCCCGAATCCGTGTAAAAAACTGTAACGTCCTGCCGTTTAAGAACTTTGTATGATAGTCCAAAAGCAGTAACTTCACACTCTTTTTCGGGCCTGGCATATCCGGCATCCAGGTATGCTCCTACAACCACGGCAAGGGCGGCACCATACGCATTGTCTATCGTCCTGTTTCCAGCAGTGAAATGTATTACCTCCGGCTCTCTTTCAGCTCCTTCATCCAGTTGCGATGTTACAACTTTCCCGCTCAGCTCTCCCTCATGTTCCTTCAGCTCTGGTTGTAATGTCACAACTTCTTTTTCCAGCTGAGGTTCCGGCTTCCGGATAGCCTGCAGCTGCTTCACTGTCATATCCGGATTAACCAGGGTCCGCTGTTCTTCCGTCAGGTAAGCCAGCTCCACCAGCTGGGAAATTTTATACTCCCTATACTCTTCCGCCAGCACCGGGCTGTTCCCGTCCTTACTCAACTGATCATTGACCTTGATGCACCGGCTGGCCCATCCCTTATCCCGGTCATATTTGTCACGGACGAATTCCTCAAAATTCTGATATCCAGCCTCCTGGAAGAGTTTTCTGTCTCGGATGGCCTTAAGATAAAACCCAACCAACCGCTATGTAATTCCTGACTGAGGCCCACATATTGGTTTCTATACCATCCATGGCCTGTGCCAGGGTCATGTCACGTTCATACCACTGCATTACTTCATTCATCGCGGCCCTCCTACTTCATCGTCTCATATATCCACTTCTTCTCATTCCACGCAACAGCCACCGGCGCCCCGCAGTCATAGCAGTCCACGTCAAATTCAGTCTCTGTCATGTTGGTCAGATACCTGGCCTGCCTGCCGCATTCACATTTCATGTACAGCGGAACCATACGCTCCATCCTTGTCACGGCCCCGCATTCACACCGGTAATGATTCAGCCGTGTCTTGGCACAGAATCCCCTGGTCTTTCCACAGGCAGGGCATTTCATGTACAGATACCCGCCATACCCTGCGGAGATGATGTTAGGCGCCGGTTCTCCGCCTTCCTTTTCCGGAATCTCTGCTGCTTCCACCACCGTCTCAGCCTCCTGTCTTTCCTGACCTGGATAGACTGTTTCTGTCGATTCCTGAACCGGTGCCACAGCCACGCCTTCCTGCAGCTTCTGTCCCCTGCTTCCAATCAGCCACAGTGATTCTGCCAATTTGTGGAACGCCGTCCGCGCCTGGCCCTCCTCCATGTCCATCACCATATATGCTCCTGGCATTGATATCCTAACTTTCATCCTGTTCTCTCCTTCCCACCGGCATGCATCCGAAATGAATGTGGAGCTCCGTCCGCCGCCTTGTCTTGATATACACATGATCCCCGCTTATCTCCTGTCCGCACTGGCTGCAGATATAGACCTTGGGTTTTTCAGTTGTTTTCTTTTCTTTCCCTCTAGGCACCTTTGTCCTCCTCTTCTGCGGCTTCTAAAACAAGTTTTCTTAATTTCATAATGCCTGCTATGACGCTGCCATAGCACTTTTCCTGATACAAGGCTTTGCTGATTAATTCGCACATCCCCGAATCCGCTACAGCCTGGTTGATTTTCTGCAGGCTATGCTCTGCGTCTGACCATTTTATATACAGGTTTCTATGCACTACTTCATGAATGATTGCTTCCGTCATGTCCTTTAGTTCCTGCCGAAGGTTGTTGTATGCCATTCTGTGTTTTGTCCGGAGGATTTCCAGTGGAACATTATCCTCATTCTTTTTAAGTTTCCACAGCAGGTCTTTATATCCTTGGATATCAACACTGATAATCTCTGGCATTTCCTGACCGAATGATTTTATGAACATGTATTCTGAGATATACAGCCAGTCATCCACCTGCTCTTTGTTTTCAAATTCTGGATAATGCCCCGGAACCATTCGTATTCCGCTCTCCCATATCTTCCTTTCGGCATATTCTCTTACTTCGTCCGTCATGATTTCCTCCAAGTAACCACTTTTCATGGTTACAGTAACCATCTTTTTATACTCATTGGATACCGCTCAAACCCTCATAAAATAAGGCTTTGTCAGCCACGGTAACCAAAGTAACCATGTTTTTAGGTTCCCTTACGCGCGAGGCATTTTTTCTAAATCTTTGTTAAAATATATACAAAGATTGTAAAATATTTTTTCTGTATATAGATAGGGTTTTTGGATGGTTCCATGGTTACTCACCCCTAAAAACACCCGCAAACCCGCATGAAACCTAGCTTTTTGCGGTAACCATGCCTTGGTTACTCCATGGTCCCTGTCAGTTGAACGGCAGCCGTTCCTGGCCGTCATCCTCTATTTTCACAAATCCATCCCTGTCCGTGTTGTCATTTAACTTGAGAAAAATGCACCGTATCTTATTCCCATTGAAGCTTTTCACCTTGTCCATCCGTTTCCCGCTCCCTTCCACCTGGATAATGCCCTTCCGGTTCGCCCAGGACAGGAAAGATGTACGCGAAAACCCGCCTTCCTTGCACAAAGCCGTAAAGGCCGTGGCATAGATGATGGCATATCCATTCTCAATCGTGCCCCACTTTTCCACGTTCTCCACTTTACCGTCAAATCTGGCCGGATTCATAGCCACCTTGTCCAGCACGTACTGGTAGCACCTCTCATTGTCGGACAGCTCATCACGGTCCACCAGGACCTCTCTGGCCTCCTCCAGACTTATGTACTGCCCGTCCTTGAACAGATAGTCCGTGGCCAGCTTGTCGGCCGTCAGGATGATTGACAGGGACAGGCTCTGCTTCTGCATCTTCTCATCATCTGCCAGCTGGCGCAGGAAGCCCCGCTGTATTTCGCGGATCTGCTCAACCCCAATGTCTTTGACGACATCCACAAACTCCTGGCCGGCATGGCCATAATTGTGTTTGACCAGCTCCGCAGTGGCCCCAGGATCGTCAAAAACCCGCTGACCGCACTCAATTTCCAGTATTCGGTTGATAGCGCCACCCTGGGTCACATAGGAGCTCAAAGGCCGTTCTCCATTGGTCAGAATACAGTTCTTCCAGTGGTTCTCCCGGTTCAGTCCCAGCTCCTTGTTGGAGCGGGTTTTGCCCTTTCCGGAGCACAGGTCATAGACCAGCCCCTCAAAGTTGTCCTCTATCTTCCGGTTCTTCTTGCTGGTATCATCCAGAATGAGGGGCAGGTTATTCAGCAGGTCGCAGATTGCTTCCAGCCCGACCTCTGTCCCCTTATAATCCTTAATATAGGCGCTCTCGTCCGGATCCGCCCAGACAGACGCAGCCAGCATCAGATCCACTGTCTTTCCACCTTCCGTTTCTCCCCAGAGGTCCACAAAGTACGGCAGACCGCCCAGGAGCTGCACCAGGACACTTGAAAAGGATGCCGCCAGCATAAACTTAACCTCCAGCCGGCCAATCCGGCGCAGCTCCAGCACATGCTCATACCACTTATTACGGCTTCCGGATGGCCCAATGCTCTCCGCTATCTGGCGGAACCGCACGTCCCCATCGAACACAATGTCCGTGTCATAGGGCAGGAACCCACCGCGGATCCATCCCAGCTTGGACGTGGAATACTGAACCGCTATATGCTCCTCGTTGGCGTTCTCTACATCAGCCAGGTAACGCACCAGGTATTTTGCATTCTCGCTGGTGACCGCTATCCCACGACCAGACAGGCTTACTATCTTATTGGCGGACGTAACCATGGTTTTAGGCACAATGATTTCGTCCCAACGCCCGTTGCGTTTGTAGGCCAGCTTTATCTGCTCCTCCCCAGTCTCCAGGTTCTTCAGCCGCTCAATGGGCAGGATAGGATGATAGCAGGCCAGGATGTCCGTGTATCCCGTGGTGGGGTTCCGAAGGAATATCCCTCCCTCGCCGGCAATCCACTCTTTACACTGCATCCGGTCATAGGGTCCATCAAAATTGGTCCATTGCTCCAGCGTGCAGGGCTGGTTTTTCTTATCACGTTCCCGGCGCCGCATCTCCCGCTCCACACGTTTATAGGCCTTGACCAGTTCCTGGAACTTCTTTTTCACCCCCAGCTCTCCGGCCCGGTCCTCCAGTGACAGCAGCAGCCTTGACTTGTACAGCTCGTCCTCCTGGTCAAACACTTCTGTCAGCACATCATCCGACAATACTGTTTCAGCCGTCAGCTCCTTCAACGGCACCATGCTACCACCTCGCTTCCAATCCGCTTAACTCTGCCTGCACATACAGCTGGTACTGCAGGGCATTGTAACAGTCACACCAGGTATCGCTTAGCGGCTCTGAATGCTCCATATAGGCCCTGTAGATGCTTATGAGAATGTTGTTCAGCCTGCACTTCTCCCTGCCCCGCTCTGCCTCCTTTTGACGCATAATGCGCTGCTTCCGTGCCTGGTAGACCGCCAGCCGACTTGAAAATGTCGGCTCCTTATATTCTCCTCCAAGTCGGTGGAATGCCTCTTTGAAGGAGACATCATCTATCATCATAACGAAGTCAAAGATATCACCATGCTTGCCGCAGGAATGGCAGTGGAAGTCCCGATCATATACCTTGAGTGATGGCGTTCTATCGCCTTGGTGGAACGGGCAGCTAATAAACCCAGCCCGGTTGGGCTGGAACCCATACCGCTCCACCACATCCCTCATGCTGTATGTTGCCTTAATTTCCTCACTGGTCATGGCAATCACCGCCCAGCAGCTCTATGATCCGTTTCCCAGTGTCCTTCTTCTCGCAGAACAGGAACCGGCAGCCATACTTGCGCTCAAATGTGCATAGAATTTTATAAAGCTTATCCCCGGTTGTAGCCTTCGTCTCCCGCTCCATCCATCTGCCTGTATGCGGATCCTTATATCGTTCTACCCGTCTGGGATTCCTCCACCATATCACATCCTCCAGGCATTCAATCCCCCGGCCGTGTTCACACAGAATGATGATTTCAATTCCATGTTCCCTGGCCCGCAGAATTTCATCGCGGAACCGGTTATGCCCCTGGCAGACGTTCCCGCACAGCTCCGTCAGGTCCTGTTTCCGGTCTATAATCAAACGGGGGTTATCATAGTTCATATAATCCCCGACATATAACTTTGATACGAAATGGTCCACACCCTGGCGGTCAAACTCCGCCACAATCTTCCGGATGGCCCGGGCCTTCTCGCGGCTGTCAATCTGTATATTCAAGCAATCACCTCTGTCTAATTAAACGGCAGTCCTTCGTCCTCCACTCCATCAGGAATGTTCATAAACCCATCACCAATCGCACCGACAGGGGCCTGTCTCTGAGACGGAGCTGCCTGCGTATAGCCGCTTCCTGTATCAGATGATACGTTCCTGCTGTCTGCGAATTCCTGGTCATCCAGAATGACATCCGCGGTATATACTTTATGGCCCTCTTTATTCACATAGCTGCCTGTCTGAAGCCTTCCGGAAACAAGGACACGCATTCCCTGACGGAAATACTTCTCCGCAAACTCCCCGGCCCGGTCAAATGCAACGCAGTTAATAAAATCTGCCGCCTGATCGTTGTCCTGGTTCCTGCGTCCTCTCCGGTCCACTGCCAGCGTATACTTCGCAATCGTCATGGAGCGCTCGCCCTGCGAATATCTGATTTCCGGGTCCCGGGTCAGCCTTCCCATAAGAATCACTCTATTCATTTTTCGATTCCTCCGACTCCTTTTTCTTGTATAGTTCCAGTTTTCCCATACAGTCCTTGTACTGGACCACGTTCATTTCCGCTATATCCTTAATGCTGTACATTTTAAGGATCTTCTCCATTTTTAATCCCTTGGCACTGTATTTCTCCACCAGGGACTTCACAGACTCAATCATGGCCGGGGTTACTTTATCCACCCCTTCGTTCTGGTCAGGCTGTGATGTGGATGTTCCATTCTTTGCCCCTGCCGGCTTCTCAGTTTCCTGTTTTCCGGATGTCTTTGCGCTTCCCTTTGCGCCCTTGGTGGACGTCTGCCCTTTTCCGGCTGTATTATCCTGGTTGTCCGCATCCTTCACATCATCAATGCAGAACAGGCCATTCAGGGCATATTTCCTGGCATAGCTGCTGGTGCTCCCTGTCACCTGTGACACATCCATTCCCTTCTTTTCCTGTTCCTCCCTCGCATAGGCCGTGTTCTCCACGGCCTCGCCGGATTCACAGTCCACAAACCGGGCCGTGGCCCTGATGTAATACCGGTCCCCAATCATAACCAGCTCATCTCCGACCACCAGCGCCGCCTTTACCTCCTGAAGGAGGGGCTTGGCCGCCTCCTGGATATCCTCACAGTTCCGGTAATAGTAGTTTCCGAACTTGTTATACTGGCTCTTCGGGGCCTTCAGACCGGACTGGACATGCTGCAGTTTCTCATATACATTCATGGTCTACACCTCCTCTATCCGGATAATGGTGTCGTTCGATGCATATTTAATTAAACTCGAAGTCAGTTCTTTGGCTGTAAGCGCTCCCCCTGCCTCCTTCAGGAGTTTCTCCAGCAAATCTGCTGATTCGGAATCAATCTTGACGACTCCATCCCCTCTCGCATTCCGGTTAATTCTGACTTCGCTTTTTCTACTTACAGTAATAATATTCGCCATCAGACATCCTTCCTTTCGTAGTACAGCCCCAGACTGATCATGGCCATCTCCAGCTCCTGCAGTTCGGAATCCGTCCCCACCACCGTATATACTGCGGTATGGGAATCCGGTGCCGTCAACGGTGCGGCGCTCTCCTCATCCACGGACCTTATCTCATCCTTTACGGCTTTTTCCGCTTCTTTGCGGATACGCTCTTCTTCCTCTTTTACGGCTTCTCTACGGATACGTTCCTCCTCGGCCACACGCCGGCGTTCTTCTGCCCGTATCCGTTCAATCTCTGCCTGGTGTCTGCGTTCCTCCTCCTGCCTGCGGCGCTCCTCTTCCTTACGCAATGTCTCTGCCTTCTGGGTCTCATACCGGTTGATGTATGCCAGCGCATCCGGAAGGCTCAGCGTAGCCTGGAATTTCCGCAGGGCATCCGGTACCGCATCGGACTGCATGGCCTCAATGGCCGCCTTGCCTGCCCTGGCGCCGGCTATGGCCTCTGATATTGCCTTTCGGATAGACTTGACAGAGACGCTGGCATTGCTCCACTTGTCCTCCTGCAGACGGTAGAGCGGGAGAAAGTCCGCCATATCGCCGATCTCTTCCATGTAGATCTTCTCTATCTCTGCCTGGCGTTCCTTGATCCGCTTATCCTCAAACACCTCAATCTGTCCATTGATATGGTTGATCGGCTTGTCCACCAAGGCGGTCATCTGCTTCACTCGGGCGTGGAACTGATTATATGGTTCCATCCACTGTGCCTTGACCTCTTTATCGCTATCTTCTATAGACTTCTTAAGCTTACGCAGACCTGCCACCGTTTTTTTGGCGCCTGCCTTAGTATCCTCTGTGAAAACCACATTGTCATACTGGCTCATTTCAATTACAAGCTGTTTTTCAATCTCGTTAAAGTTTGTCTGAATCTGGCCGGCTACCGGCTTTACCTGTAATACAATTTCTCCCATCATATCCTCCTATTTGTTTGTTGATTCTATGTTTCCTGCGCACCGCGGCGCCTTTCTGACACTGACTGCAAGCCGGGCCATCCGGAATCCGGTACTGGCCGCACACATCACATTTATGAATGTCACGCATCCTGCAGCACCTCCACCTGTTCGTCCGGCCGGAAACTCACATCCGACCGGATGGAACCAAGGTGAAACATCACCACAGCCATACGCTGGAAATGGTGTATTTCATCTATTGTGAGGTCCACCCAGTTGCCATAATCACCATACTCTATATGTATCCTCTGTCCTTGCTGCAGCTCACTGGCTTTAACCTTCATTCCTCCAGGAACACCTCCGCTTCTATCAGTGCCGTCTCCTCCAGCACCCAGTCATACATCTCCTTCTTCTCTGTACTGGCTGCCTCGCCTGCCCGGCGGGCCATCCGCTCCCGGAAGAGCAGCCAGAGATGATGGTACTTATCTTCCATGCTTACTCTCCTTCCCGGCCATAATCTCATCAATATGTTCCAGCATGTATGTGTTCGCCCCATCCCGGAAGGCTTCCATGAATTTCCCCATGGCCTTACAAACCCCCTTCGGCTGCTCACCATGCAGTTTGATTAACATATCCTTGACGGACCGGGCCAGTATAGTCACAGCGTCCCGGCGGCTCATCCTGTCAGCAAGAGAAATGTTCTGTATGCAGTATTCCGTACCAATCAGCGATTCCTCCGTTTGTTTCGCCGCAATAACAAACACCGCATTGCTTTCACTAATCCGGATTTCCTCCAGGCTCCCTTCAAAATCATGACTGATTATTCCTTTTATCATCTTGCAATCTCCTTTTAAATCCCTTATACTAAGGGTGTGCTAAACTATTTGTCCATGGGCCTCTTGCGGTTGCCGCCGCTGGGGTCCATCTTAATTTCTTCCAATATCTCATTACTTGCTGCCTTGGCCCCCGCCTCAATCCTATCTGCGTTACCGGTCATAACGACACCGGACTGGACCATGGCCTGTATGATGATGCCTTTAATAACTTGTCTCTGTATTATCCTCATCTCCTCTCACAGTCTCACGCCCATGGCCAGCGCCATGACCACAATAGCCACCATCCACATCCCCAGCAGCCAGATGACCGCCGGCACAATCCATTTAGCTGCCCTCATGATTGGACCGTCCCGGCGTCTCCTGCGCCGTCGGAAGGTCACCATACGTCTATGCCCCATGATGTTGGTCATCACCGCGGTGGCCGGTCCCACAAAATCCACACGGCAGCCGGGATACTGGACCGCTGCTTTGGCGCGGATGGCTAACTCAGTTACTTTTGTCATTGCGCTCTTCCTCCTTCCTCTATTTCGGCTACCGGATACGTCATAATAAATCGTTCCAGGTCACTCCCTCGTATCTTCCGCTGGCCCAGGAGCAAAGACGGGAGCTTCTTTGTACTGATAAGCTCATACACCTTGGTTGGATTAACCCTGAGAACGCCTGCCGCCTCCTTGACTGTGTAGATTGGCTTGTAAGGTTCCACCATCGCTTTTATCCTCCTTCCTCTCATAGTCCCTGCACGGATACCACCGTGTCCGTTCCAGGCACTGGCTATGCCGGCAGGTCTTGCATGTTGTTTTGATATGTACCGCCTCCCTCGTTGCGTTTTCTCCCCCTCCTTGGTATACTGTACTTACAGGCTCCTGCCAGAGCCGAGTACGAAAGAAAGGAGATTATGATGGATATTTTAGGTAACAAACATATAATCGATATGGTAAAAGAAATCACTGTTGCAAAGATGTCTAATACTAATACCCCTCCATCAAAAGAAGGTGGCGAAAAAGTAGCAGAGTTTATGCAAGCGATTTATGACAAGCTCGTTGAATTAAACAACAAGGCACTTTAAATCTTCCATAATTCGATTAGTTCATGAGCCAGTGCTGGTAAAATCTCTACATCTTTTTCAGATACTGGCTCATTGACTGTCTTTTCAATGAAATTAAGTATTGCGGTTTCTAATCGTTCCATTTCTGTCCTCTCTTCCACCTCTCTCACCTCCTTTTCCCAGTTGACACACATACGTAATAGTGGTATATTCTTCTTATCGAACGTATGTTTGTTTTTTGTAATTGAGCAAGAACTCAAAGGATACTTCAAGGGATTTGCAAATTGTTGCTACTTCATCCGCATATATGCGCCTTCCTCCACTTAAAATTCTGGAAAAAGTATCTCTTCTTATGCCTGATTTATCTGCTACCGAAGTGCTTTTAATAAGCTTATCTTTCATGTATAAATTCAGGCCATCTCTAAATTCTTTTTCGTAGATTTGCACATCCTGCAATTTTTTCACCTCCTTCTAAACAACATTTTGTTGTGTAAGCCAATATTACTACACGTTTTGTTGTTTGTCAAGCATCAACTCAACATTTTGTTGTTTTTATTATTGACGTTTCAACATCAATGTTGTATAATTTATCAATATAAGGAGGTTCTAAGATGTCTAAGGAAGAGATTGCTTCAAAGTTAAGAACAGCACGAGAAAAGGCAGGATATAAGCAAGAAGATATAGCCAATATTTTGGGCGTTACACCGCAAAAAGTCAGTAGCTTTGAGACTGGCAGAACGCGCGTGGACGTTGATACTTTGGTGACATTATGTAAGCTATACAATGTGGACGCCAATGATATTATGGGCATAGCTCCACCAGAAAAAAATCCTCTTGATAGGCTTATCACTGTGTATACTCGTAGTAGGAAGAACCTCTCTCAAGAAGAAAAAATGAGACTTGCTCGTATCATATTATCAGATGATGACGAGGAGTAATATCAAATGGATTATCAAAGCCTATATGACAGTATTTTATACGCATATACGTTTTTTGGCATTGACTCATTTCCAGTAGACTGCTTCGAATTAGTGCGGAAATGTGGTTTCAGAACTGTGAAATATACGGACTTAAGTGATAAGAAGAGAATAGCCTGTCGAACCCTTAGCGAAGATGCCTGCCTTTTGGATGGAACATTGTTTTATGAGGCTAAAGCCCATTCGCGACGGATACAATTTACAATAGCACATGAATTTGGGCATGTGTTCTTGAAAACAGACAATGAGGACAAAGCTGATGAATTTGCCAGCCATTTTTTAGCACCACGTATTCTTATTCACAAATATAAATGTCATGACGCAATCCAGATACATGATACTTTTGGTCTGTCCTATCAGGCATCTAACAGAGCCTTGATGTCCTATAAGGAATGGTTCCGCAATATTTCCTACAGCGCAACGAGGAAGCCCACGGAGCCAGAGTTGGAGCTGGAGCAAATATTCTTCCCGGAGCAGGAAGAAGCACCGGCCATTATGGTTGAGAAGCAGATGAAATCTGTCA